TCAAATTGTAACCGCCGTACAAAGCGGTGCAGAACGTTTAATGGCTGACGTCGAAGCAAAAATGAGTGCTAAAGACGCTGACCATGCAGAAATTATTGGTTCATTGCAAAATGAACTGAAAGAAAAAGCTGCTGAAATTGAACAAATTCAGCAGAGCAAGCGAGTCTTCTCAGATCGCTCTAGCCAAAAGTCTGACGTTTCAGAACAAGATATGGTAAATGCACACATTTTGGGTGTAGTTACTGCCAAAGGCATGGAAGGTACTCGCTTTGGTCGTTCTATCCTGGAAAAAGCTGCGGCTGTCCAAGTTCCTGGCTCTACTAGCACTGACTATGAAACTATCGTTTCTACTGCTATTGAGCGCGATATTGAGCTTGAGCTTGTTCTTGACCCTCTTTTCCGTAAAATTCAGATGAATGCTGCTTCTATGGTTATCCCAACCATGCCCGACGCAGGTTATGCAGAATGGTCAGCAAATACCTTTGCAGGTGCTCCTGTAGCTAGTGACTATACAGGTAACTTAGAAGCACGTGGCAATCCTGAGTCTCCCGCTGCTAATGATGGTATTGGCATGGGCAGTACTTTGTTGACCGTTGATCGTTTGATTTCTAAGTCTTTTATGGCTAATGAAACTGAAGAAGATGCAATTATGCCTATTCTTCCTTTGATTCGTGAATCTATGGTTCGTGCACACGTACGCGCTATTGAGCATTCAATCCTTGCAGGCGGTTCAACCGACTTTGTAAACCCTAACGGACCTAATGGTCTTTTAAAGCTGGCTACAGACCAGAGCAAAGTTCTTGATTCAGGTGCTTCTGCTGGTGCTTATGTTGCTACTACTGCAGCTTTGTTGAACATGCGTCAATCAATGGGTAAATACGGTCGTCGTCCTGGCGATGTAGTATATATCGTATCTTTGGATGCATACTACGACTTGCTTGATGATGCAGAATTCCAAGACGTGAACTTGGTCGGTAGCGATCGTGCTACTAAAATCTCAGGCGAAATTGGTCAGGCTTATGGCTCACCAATTATCGTATGTGACGAGTTCGCAGGCGGTAAGGTTGCTGGCAAGCATTGGGGTGTTGCTGTCAATACTCGTAACTTCTTAGTACCTGTTCTTCGCGGTGTAACCGTTGAGTCTGATTATGAAGTAGAGAAGCAACGTCGAGTTCTCGTCGCTACTCAGCGTCGTGGCTTTAAGCAGTTGTTCTCAGCTGCTGGTCAAGTTGTTGCGCATACTTGGTAAGATGTTTAGGATGGGAAGCCTTCGGGCTTCCCAAGCCTTTTTAGGAAAGAAATGGCTGATTTAATTACATTAGACGATTATAAACTACTAGAAGGAATTAACTCTACTCAATTTGATGAGAAGTTCGAGACGCTAATTACGAGTGTAAGTAAGCTTGTCCGAACCTATTGTAATAGTGAGTTTGACACCTATGCTAGTAGCCCAGGATATACAGAATATTTTGATATTCAATGGGATACGTATACTGTTCAACTAAAGTACAGTCCAGTGATTAGTATTACTAATGTTTATGAAAGAATAGGACAGTCTTCTACTTATAGAGAATTATTTACTGGAGGGGCAGGAGCAACTCCAAGCTATGACTGGTATCTAGATCAGATTTCAGACTCTATTTTTAGAACGCAAGAAAGTGGAGCTTATAGAAACTGGCCTCACGGTGTAGGATCGGTTAAAGTAACATATTTAGCTGGCTATACGACTTTGCCTACAGATTTACAACTGGCAGTAGCTGATATTATCACTTACTACCATTTAAACGAACACAAAGATAGACAGAGCATAGGCTCAGCAACTCGTGAAGGTTCCGGTTCATCCTCTATACGATATGACCCAGGATTCCCAGACCATATTCGCAGAGTTTTAGACATGTATAGGATACAATGAGCAAGGCTATTGTAGATGGTATTATTCGAAGTTCTCTAAATAGAAATGTAAAACGCTTCGACACACTAGCCAGAAAATACTCTGCTGCAAACAACCCTCACCATTTTCGTCTTACTGAGGAAGATTTTAGAAACACCATAGTTAAAAATTTTACAGCTATTATGTCAAAGATAGTAAACGGAGACCCTTTAGAAAACCCTAAAGTCAGAAGCTTTTTAGAAAAAGTAGCTAAAAAAGTATTTAAGCAGTACGCTAAAAAGTATGTTTTAGGTAAAGGGGAAAGTATAAATGTTTATCCTACGTATATACTGCTTTATCAACCTAGCTTACGGGAGAACAAATTAAAGGCTCCTATATTTGATATTGCTTTACCTCTAATAAGAAGAGGTTTTAAAAATATTTTAAAAGGAAGCGCTGACTCTGCTTTTGGTTCGAGGAGTTCTCAGTTTACGAGACGAACACAGTTTCTGCATATAGGGAAAGAAACTTCCGGTACTGAAGGAATGAGACTATTAGGTAATACTGTCACAGGAAGACAAGTCAATGAGGACGGACAAGGCCCTAGAAAAGTTAGAAGTTCTGAAGTAAGTAATAAAACAATAGAATCAAATATTGAAAGAAGTTTAAAAGCTTCTGGGGCTTCTATGTCTGTCAGTACTTCACAAGCACGAGAAGCAGGCAAAAATGTTATTGTCGATATGCTTCGTAGACTAGATATTAAGTGGGAAAGCGGAGAAAAGCAAAAGTCAAATGATTATAGAAAAAAGATAGATGTATTTGGAACAGTAGGACCTTCAGTAGATAATAGGCCCGGATCGGAATCTTATGACTGGATTAATCTTCGTGCTCAGATGGAAAAAGAAGTAGCCGAAGCTCTTTTTAAAGATGTAGAGGACTTCGCTAATAAAGCTGCCAGTATGTCTCCTGTAGAGAAACTTAAAAGAATTGCGATAAATCAAGTTATAGATGCTTTTGGAAGAGCTCAAAACAAAAATTTTAAAGTAAAAGCAAAGAAAGAAAAAGTACCTAAAGCTAAGAGAGACAAATCTAGGGGTGTTGGACAACCGAATAAGAAGAATACTAGATTACGCGGAGGTGCTATAGCTGTAGGAGCTATTAAAGGTCAATCTAGTAGTAATCAAGCAACTAAAAAGAAGGGTGCTCCTCGCTCTAACTTATTAAGACTTCAGGCTATACTGAATGCTAAACTACCTGCAGAAGTTCGTAAAAACATGGGAGCACCCGCATTAGAGAATAGAAGCGGGGCTTTCGCAGGTAGTGTTAGAATTACAGACATAAGTACTACTGCCAAAGGATTTCCAAGTATTGGCTATACTTACGATAAAAACCCTTATCAAATTTTTGAGATGGGTAAAGGAAAAACGCCCTGGGCAAGTGCTCAAAGAGACCCAAGAAAACTCATTGATAGGTCTATAAGAGAAATAGCATCAGAACAATTAGTAGGAAGATTTTTCACTAGGAGAATGTAATGGCAACCAGAGACTATACGTCGCGAAGAATGGCAATTGTTCAGGCTCTCGTAGCAAAATTAAAACTAATTAATGGAAACTTTCCGTACAGAACAAACTTATATAATAATGTAGAACCAAAACTATTGTTTTGGGATGAAGTACAAGATTTTCCTGCAGTACATTGTAGTGCAGGAGCAGAAACTAGACAGTATCAGGGTGGTGGCTATAAAGATAGATTTATGACTCTGACATTGAGAGTATATGTTCAACAAGAAGATGCCGTACTAGGCTTAGAAAAACTTTTCGAGGACATAGAAACAGTAATAGAAGATAATTCAGCATTATCTTATACAGATCAAGACGGAACAGCGCAATCAGTACAGCAGCTTACAATAGTAAGTTTAGATACCGATGAGGGCGCACTAGAACCTTTAGGCGTCGGCGAAATCGTTTGCGAAGTTCGATACTAAGGTTAGGAAGAGAGTAATCTCTTTGGAGAAATAAAATGGCATTACAATTTACAAGAGACGTACAAGTCGCAATCAAACTTGGCAGTGATATCTGGGAAGTACCTGTACTTGATGGTTTTTCTTTTTCACAAGCAATTAACGCTTCCGAAATTACAGTAAGCGAAGCGGGAGCAACCTCAAGACGTGGGCGTTTGCTTTTTAACGATTCTTTAGCGCCAGTAGAATGGAGCTTTAGTACTTATGCCCGTCCTACTCTAGACACAGTACCAGCAACAGATCAAGCACGTTGTATAGAAGAAGCTTTATGGGCTATGTATGCCGGAGCTACTTCGTTTGTTGCGGCAGATGGGGTTTTTAGCGGCTCTATTGGGGCAGCAAATGCTGTAAGTACGACTACTAATACCTTTGACCTTACGAATAGTGACATTCCTTCTTTGGGGGAAGGTTATGAAATTTATTTTATGTTCAAACCTGCTGGTGGAACTAATCAAGTATATAAAATTACAAAAGCTGCTGTAAATTCAGTTACAATTGATTTTGATATCGATGGAATTGCTACTATTCAGTGGTCTGGGTTTGGTTCTGAGCTTTCTGATGAAGGTTCTACTCTTGCAGTTCCAACTATTACTACAGGAATTGACTCGACGTCCAACTTTATTCGTAATCGTATTTCTACAGTAACTTTACAAAGAAGTGATGTAAGCCCAGCTGATGACTATACTATTGTTCTCACTGGAGGCTCTATTAACTTCGAGAATAATATTTCTTATCTTACTCCTGAAGAATTAGGTCAAGTAAATAAGCCTTTAGGTAATATTACTGGAACTCGTTCAATTTCTGGAAATCTGACCTGCTACTTAGATAATGATGTTGCTCAAAGTAAATCAGGAGAGTTGTTTGCAGACTTAGTAGCAGATACGACTACAGTACGAAATGTTTTTGACCTGGATATCAATATTGGTGGTGCTTCTGCACCAGCCTTAAAATTCTCTTTACCTACAGCTCACTTAGAGATTCCTGTTGTTAACGTAGAAGATTTGCTTACTCTTGATATTGCGTTTCATGGGCAAGCATCAGGTGGAAACATTGACTCTCAAAATGAAGCAACTATCGTCTATACAGCGGCGTAATAGAAAAAAATAAATCTTGACTTTTCGAAGTCGCTTTAGTATAATTATTAAATCTACGGGGGAGTTCTACTCCCCCTTCTTTAATTAAATTAGGATTTTTATATTATGAGCGATATTTCTTTAAAAAGTTTGATGAAGCCATCCATGACCGTTTCGATTGATTTTCCGGGCATGAATGGTTTTTCTGTTGATTTATGTTACCTAGCACGAGAAGAGCTACTTGCACTCCGCAAGAAATGTGTCTCAAAGAAATTCAATCGTTCAACACACCAAGCAGAAGAAATTATCGATGACGATAAGTTTCTTACTGAATATGTAAAAGCTGTAATTAAAGGCTGGACAGGTTTAAAGTTATCTTATTTAGAAGAGCTTCTATTAGTAGATACTGAAGGCATGGACCCGGACCAAGAATTACCGTACTCCCTAGAAGAGGCAGAGATTCTTATGAAGAACTCTGGTTCTTTTGACACTTGGGTATCCGATACTCTAGGTGACCTTGAAAATTTTACGAAAAACAAGTCGAAGAGTGCCTCCGACTTGTAGAAAAAAGTATTTCTCAAGAGGGTGAATTATCCACTGAAAAATATTTGGCTATGTGCGAGCAACTCGGAACAGAGCCAGATCCTGCCAGAATGCCTGTATCTATGGACGTTTTCCCTGAAGACGTTCAGTATGCTTTTTTAATTTTTAACTATATGCCCGACAGATGGGAAGGTATGTCCGGAAGTTACATGGGCAAAGAATGGTCTAGCATAGATTTTTTCTTGAACCTGTTTGGTATAGAAGATAAGAAGACTGTAGTATTCTTTATTTCGAGAATCGAGTATTTTAGAGTTCAGCAATTGAACGAAAAAATGGAAAAGAAGAGAAAGGCTGAAGAACGTAAAGCCAAAAGCGGTGGAAAACAGTACACCCATAATGTGCAAGGATAATGGCTAAAGAAGTAAAAGTAAGTATTATTGTAGACGACAACGGCACGATGCGCCTTACAGAAAAGAGCGCTAAAAAGCTCGGTGCGGGTATGGATAACGCTGCAGCAAGCTCCCGTCGTGCACAAAAAGCCATAAAAGGTACTGCACAAACTGCGAGTGCTGGGAGTAAAAATTTCAGTAAACAAGCAGGGATTATTCAAGGTGGTCTAGTACCCGCTTATGCTACTCTAGCAGCTCAAGTTTTCGCGGTATCCGCGGCCTTCCTGTTCTTGAAAGAGGCTGGTAGTTTAGAACAACTAAAGGCAGGACAACAAGCTTATTTCTCTGCTACGGGACAATCTACTAAGCAGCTTACTCAAAATATTATTGAGGCTACAAACGCTCAAATCTCTTTTACTGAGGCCGCTCAAGCAGCTTCTATAGGGTTAGCTTCAGGCCTTAATGCGGAGCAAGTTACTAAATTAGGTAAAGCAGCAGCAGACGTATCTCAGATACTTGGCAGAGACCTTACGGATTCTTTCAATCGATTAGTTAGAGGCGTAACCAAAGCAGAGCCCGAACTTCTTGATGAATTAGGTATTGTTCTTAGACTAAAAACAGCCACAGAAGAATACAAAAGATCTTTAAACATTCAAGGAGAACTAACCCAGTTTCAAAGAAGCCAAGCTGTAACAGCAGAAGTTTTAAGTCAGGTAGAAGATAAGTACTCAAGAGTTTTAGATGTTGTAGGAAACTCTCCTAATCAGTTTGCTCAGTTAGCTAAATCTTTCGATGATATAGTACTAAAAATAAAAGAATTTGCCGTAGTTATAGCCGGCCCTATAGTAGAACTTTTAAAAGAATTCCCAAGTTTAATAGCTTTAGCCTTTGCCCCCTTTGCCGGAACTTTAATACAGACCTTACTACCAAATTTAAGTAAGTTCGGAGATGTTTTAAACGGGTTATCTAAGTCTGCAGAAAATCTTGGAGCAACCGCCGCTCAAAAGTTAGGAGACCTAGAACAAAAATCTCTTATGTCTATGGATTCTAAGGAAAGACTTAAACAGATAAGACATACTGCTTCCGAACAAATAAAGACAATAGAAAAAACAACAGTAATTAATAAAAGATCTCTGTTAAATAGACTGAGAGACCAAAAGAATGTGGAGACTAAGCAACTTCAATCTATAAAACGACAAGCCATTAAACAATTAGGCGTTTATAAAACTATGAATGCTCAGATACGGGCTGACCTCATAAAAACAGTAGACCAAATGATTCTTATTAATAAAGCTGGTACAGATAAAATGGCAGCTGATTTTGGTATTCTAGGAGCAAAAGCAAAAATAACTTTCTTTGGGATTGCAGTAGCTGGTACAGGAATGTTTGCTACTCTAGCAACTGGAGCCGCAGCTCTTGGAGGTTTTATTGCGACAGCTTTAAGTGTTTTATCTTGGGTGGCTTTAATAGCAGTATTGGGTGGGCTAGTATATTCTTTCTTCAAAACAAAAGAGGCAACTGAAGAAGCTATTTCTGTTACAGATAGATTATCCGAAAAAGTTAACTCTGCTTCAGCAGAGATTACTCAGTTTGCAAAAGTTCAGAATATTCTATACGAAGAAACTCAACAGACCTCTAGAGTTCTTATGAACTTCGCCAATGTTTTAAACAATATCCCAGAATCTGAGCTTTTTGGGGCTATTCAGGACGAAGGAAAACTAACTAAAAAGACTATTCTTGATATAGCAAACGCCCAGAGAACTTTAACCGCCAATCTAAAAGAACAAGAGGAAAAAGCTATACCTTTGTTTGAGCGGATAAATGAACTTCTCGAAATTCAAAAAAAGGCTGCTCAAACTCCGGGATTTTCTTTTACAACGAGTCTAAGTCAAGAACTTGAAAAGGCCCAGGAAGAATTTACAAGAGTAACAAGTCTTTCACAGAATCTTTTTCAAGTTCTGGCAGAAGGAGAGGGGCCTTTAAAAGCTTTTGGGACTAGAATACTGCAGGAAAAGAAAGAACTAGAAGATTTATCTTTTACTGCTTTAGCAGGTACTCCGGCAGTTATAAACTTTTTAGACGCTATTAAGGGTTTCGATGGTACTCAAGAATCTATTGATAAGTTATTATCGGCTCGTAAAGCTTTTAGAGGTTTAGGCGCTGCTATACAAGACGCCGAAAGACAAAGAAGTGCTAATGAAAAAAGCACTGCAGATTACTTCAATAGTTTTTATCCAGAGACGGAATCACAAAGAGTTCTTGGGGCGCTAAAAAGTGAGCTTAAATCTCTTGAAGACTTAAAAAAACAGCAAACATTTCTAGATGCCGCCCAACAAAAAAGATTAGAAACATTAAAGGAAACTATTCCTACTATACAAGCTATAACTAGAGAGGAAACAAAACTCGCAAGCACCTTAAATTCCTTAAATGTAAAGTACACAAAAGGTTTATTAGGGGCTACTAACCTACAAAAAGAACAACTAGGTTTAGAAAAAGATATTTCTAATAAAAAGTCTCAAATAGTGTCCGACCAAAATAAAATAAAAAACTTGGTAAGGGCAGTACTTAATGATTCTGGTAAACTTTCAGAGTACCAAGCAGCAGATGCAGCAGGAAAGAAAGAAATACTAGATTCTGAGCTAGCAATAGATACTACTAGAAAAAATCAACTTGATACTTTAGAACAGTCCATTGCATTAAAAACAGTAGAGTTAGATATTATACAAAGACAATCAGTGGCTATGAAAGAACTAGCAGATAATGCTTTTCAGGCTTTTGAAAGTAATCTTCAGTCGGGAATAGCTGCCCTTATAAAGGGTACAGAGAAAAGTTTCAAGGATTTTGCCCTTAATATAACTAAAGGGGTTCTTACTAACGTAGCGGATACTTTAGCAAAACAAATGACTACTAGTATTATCAATCTTATTAAACCAAGAGGGAAAACTGTAGATGAAAAAATCAAAGAAGTTTTTGAGAATGTAACTTTGCCCCAAAGAATGTTCGAGAGTATAGTAGCTGCAGGTAATCATATTGCAGAAGTATTTGGTGTTAAAACCACTACAGCTTCTTCTTCAGCTACGGATATAACGGCACCACCTGCTACAGGCACTATACCTAATCTGACTTCAGCTGTATCGCCTTCCGCAGATAAAAAAGGTTTCTGGGAAAAAATATTGGGTAGAAAGAAAACTACTACTGTTAGTACTGAGGAACTTACGGGTAAAAAAGCAGGGACAGTAACTGTAGGAGATTCTGGCAGCGGTCGTTCTGGAGGAATATTTAGCCAGTTTATTAACGATTTCGGAGCTGTATTCGATAAGAACTCTGAAGGAGGTTTCTTGGAGAAAATGGGAAGTCTTTTTGGAAGTTTCGGAGAAGGCTTAATGGGACTTTTTAAAGGTCTCCCAGATTTACTAGGTGGACTATTTGGAGGCGGAGGCGGAGGTCTAGTAGGCTTGTTTGCAGGCATCTTCGGGGCCGCTGCTGGGGGTATTATGCCTGGAGGAGTTACTGGATATGCTAACGGAGGTATCGTAAAACGGCCCACTGTCGGACTCGTAGGTGAAGGAAAAATGAACGAAGCTGTAGTACCTCTTCCAGATGGCAAAGCTATTCCAGTAAACATGGGCTCAGGTATGGGACAAAATAACAATGTTACTGTGAACGTGTCTATGGACGGGCAAGGCAACTCACAATCACAGTCTAATAGTGATGGGCAAATGGGGGCCAATATGGGTAAACTTATTGCTGGTGCCGTACAAGAAGAACTACAACGCCAGAAGCGACCAGGTGGTATTCTTAGCCCTTATGGAGCAGCGTAATGACAATTGGTATTAATGTAGGTGGAGCCTCTGGCTTTGTAACTCCAGACAGAAATTTCTCAAAGAAAACAAAACCAAGAGTACTAAAAGTTTCTTTTGGGGATGGATATGAGCAAAGATTAAAGGAGGGTATTAATACTCTTAACCAAAACTTCAATATATCTTTCAATAATCGCCCCACACAAGAAATAGATGATATTGTAGACTTTCTAGACTCTAAAGGAGGTACTACTTCCTTTGATTTCACTATTCCTGACCCAGATGGTGTTGGAAATGAAACAACCGTGAAAGTAGTCTGTGAAGACTATAACCAAGTATACTATAATTTAAACATTGGTTCCTGCACCGCCTCACTTAGAAGAGTTTATGAAGCATGAGCGATATTATAAAAACAGTACAACTACAAGATCCTGGTTCGGAACTAGTAGTATTATATGACCTAGAATATTCTGCAGGTAGTTTTGCACACTTCTTCGCCGGTTTAGACGATGATTTAACAGAATTACAGTTTCGAGACTCTACAGGTGCCGTACAAACCTATGCAGCACTACCTCTAGAAGCTGATGGATTCGATATTTCTAGTGACGGAGCTTATTCTCGTCCCGAGATAACAGTAGCAAATATTGAGAGTGTGTTTAAAGATGCTATCGGAGGCTTAGACTTTCAAGACCTTATAGGGAAAAGATTAACTAGAAGAACTACTCTTAAAAAATACTTAGTGGGAGAGTCTAACGATTCCGGCGCAGGTAATCCTCCCGTAGAATTCCCAAAAATAGTATATGTTATTGATAGGTTAAAAGCCAAAAGCATTATCTCAGCAACTTTTGAGCTGGCAGCACCTTTTGACCTTGCAGGAATATCTCTTCCTAGAAGAGTTATAATTGGAGGAGCCTGTCCTTGGAAGTATAAAGGATTGAATCCTCCTGCTGGAACGTTTCCTAGAGGGGGATGTAAATGGACCTCAGAAACTTTAGGTGGAGGAATAGTACCAGCAGGAGAAGCTGTATATCTTAATGAATTTGACGAATATATATTACCAAATACGATTACTTTTTCTAATATAGGATCTAGCGTAGCTAAGGGGAATTATTATCAGACGGTAGAAAATATTACTAGAATTAATTCAGATGGAAGTACTACGTCATTCTCAGCTCCTAGGTACTGGCAAGCACTTAGAGATCAAGCTTCTTCTCCAGTACTACCTTCAGACTATGATTCTTTTTACTGGAGAAGTGTACGTGTATATACTACGGAGACTTCTGGCTTGATAGCATATACGTATAAAGAATCAAGGCATAATACTTACGTTTTATCCTCCCAAGGAATACTCTGGAGAGCTAAAAAATATGCGGTAGTAGGTACTCATCCTTTTATTGAGGGAGCCTACTGGACTGCAGGCGATAAATGCGGAAAAACTGTAACCTCCTGCGCTTCTAGATTTCAAGCAAAAAAACACGCAACTATTACTAACGGCATAGCAGTTGACAGATTACCCACTAATTTACCTTTTGGAGGATTTCCAGGTGCTAAACAAAGATAAAGAAATATTAGAGCATCTAGTTAGTGTTTATCCAGAAGAAGGTTGCGGTATATTAATAAATAAGCGAGGAAAGATAGTATGGATGCCTTGTGAGAATACAGCAGAAAATGCAGAAGAAGACTTTGTAATATCCGCAAAAGATTATATAAGGGCAAGTTTACTTGGTGATATACATGCAATAGTACATAGCCATCCTGATGTAAGTTGCGAACCCAGTGAAAGTGATATAAAGACGAGTGACTTTTTAGGTATACCATATATTATTTACTCTTTGCCTAGCATGGAAAAATACGAGTATACCCCTAAAAATGTAAGAAACAAATTACTTGGTAGAGATTATGAGTTTGGACATAGTGATTGCTATTCTCTAGTCAGAGATTATTATAAACAAGAATTAGATTTAACACTACCAACAATACTATTTGAAGATGATTGGTGGGATAAAGGATTAAACTACTTTGATGACTTATTCCAGAACTTTGGATTTGTAGAAGTAGAAAAACCGCAGAAGCACGATGGAATTATTTTTAGCGTGTTTTGTAATGTTCCAAATCATTGTGGGGTTTATTTAGGAGAAGATTTATTTCTTCACCACGCAATAAATAGGCTTTCATGTAGAGAATCCATACACTCCGGTTGGGGTCAGCATATAGTGAGATACGTAAGATGCAAACAGTTTATTTAAATGGAGGTCTATCTCAGTTCGGAGAAAAATGGACCACTCAATGTAAGGATATAGCAAGTATCTTTAAACTCATAGAGTGTCAAACTCCTGGGTTTAAAAAATATTTAACTGATGCTGTTGAAGCTGATGTAGGTTTTGAAATACAAAGAGGTTCTGAATTTTTAGAAAATCCAGAAGAGCTTCTTCTTTCTTTAAACGAGGAAGATATTATTATCACAGAAGTGCCTTCAGGTTCTAAAAGTGGTGGGGCAAAAATATTGGCTGCTATAGCTATTGTAGCTCTTATGTTTACGCCAGGGGGCCAGGCTTTACTATTCAACTCTGCTTCAGCGCCTTTAGCAGGCGGAACTGTTCAAGTTGCGGGAGCGGGAGGATTAAATGCTTTTGGCCTTGCTGCTGTTTCTGTAGCAACTAATTTAGCTTTAACAGGTATTACTCAACTTCTCGCCCCAGGACCTGAAAGCGATGGGGATAAAAATGATAGTTATCTTTTTAATGGTCCTAGTAATAATGGTAGGCAAGGGTTACCCGTACCCATTCTATATGGAGAATTGGTAGTAGGCGGAATGCCTATTAGTGCTTATTACTCTAATTCTAGATTTATAGCCTCGTCAGGAGTAACAGACCTCGGCATGGGAGTGTACACTAAGACGGGTCAAAACGGAGATTTACTTTTATACAATGAATCATTAAATGAGTTTATAAATTTATCAGATATTGACGAAATATTAGCAGCAGCATCATAATAAGGAATAGATATGGCAAGAGACGCAGAAAATCAATATGGTGCAATTACAGATTTAATTGCTGAAGGAGAGATAGAAGGCCTAGTAAATGGTTTGGCCTCCGTATACTTTAATGGAGTGGCTTTAACTGGTGGAGATAGTTTTTACTCTGTCAGCTCCAGACCTTCTGTAATAACAGTTTCAGGTACGTCTATAACAAATGCGAATGGAATGTTCGATGATGTAACTTTAGCCTCTGGACCTAGGTATGTTCAAATAAAGGGTGCCGGCCGTTCAAGCACATTAACCTCGCAGATTGAAAGAGGCGTAAATCAGGTAACAGTATCTGCCAGTAATTTCTTTGAAGATAAACACACTAAAAGTTTTTTAGAAAAAGACGCGACTAAAAGAGGGCCTAACACTAATTTATCAGATATTGTTAAATACGCTGTCAGAATACCTGGTGCTGGTATTGACGGTAAAGATTACTTAGGGGTAGTACAAGGTTTTGAAGGTACTACAGCAACCCTATTTCCTACGATAAGAACTACGGTTTCTTCGGGAACAGCAATATCTATCGATGAAGTCGGTTTACTTACGGCTATAATAGATGGAAATACAGCCACTTTAGATGCCTCCGTAGAGACTAATGTTACTGATGCTTACGCCATTATGTCTTATGCAATAACGGATAATGAACAACCAGATACTAATGTTCTAACTTACAGCGATTCTTTTTCTTATCTCAAGAGAGGTAGTGTCAACCAACTACCTTTCACAGCCGTTTCCGGAATCCCCGGAGTCTCTTATATTCTAGGGAAAAATGAAGAACTAACTTGGTGGAACGGAGCTGGAGGAACTTCGAACCAAACTACAGTAACTGCCACAGAATTTTCTTTTGGTCAGAACTCTAAAGAAGAGATAGACGATTTAATCGTTCAAATAGAGTTTCCTGCAGGTCTACAATTAAATGGTAGGGATGGGGAAAGCCGCAACGCTTATGCGGAATTTCAAATAATTTTAGAGTATAAAACTTCTTCTACTCAAACTAGTTATACTAAATCATTAATTCATGGAAATGATTACGGAGGAGCTGATTTTAGCGACGGGATAGATCCTTCATCAGGAGCTTATCGTTGGAAGCCGGGAGATGGGGAAACCTCTAGCCTTGTGGATAAATTCGCACAATATAAAAATTTTTACGAAAGATCTGATAAACCAACCTACAGAAGATCAGGTCTTAAAGGATCTTCTGTAAATGGCCTTAGTTCCGCACTTGTATCCAAGAAGGGACAAAATACGGGCTTTGTAAGAGATTTTAAAATATCTCTCACAAACTTACAGCCTTTATATGACTGGCGATTAGTAGTAAGAAGACTAACTCCCGATAATGTAGGGGATTATACTTATAATAATAATAGTTTTATATCTAATGCTAGACTTAAAACAGTAGAAGCAACTATTTCAGATAAGTTTTCTTACCCTAGAACTGCATATGCTGTGTCTGGATTTGCTGCGGAAGATTTTTCTAATCCACCCAGCCGTGCTTTTCACTTGCGCGGAAAGAAGATCAAAATTCCTGATAATTATTTTACGAGAGAAGAGTTAAATAGTAGTGAAGCTCTTTATACTCGAAATACTTCTACAGGAATTAAAGAAAGTACTTACCAGCCTTGGACGGGTGGGTTTAGAAGTTCTTTAGCTTACACTAATAATCCAGCTTGGATTTTTTATGATATTCTCACAAATAAAGAATATGGGCTTGGAGACTTTATTGAAGAAACAGATATAGATATATATAATCTTTATCAAATAGCAAGATACTGCGATGAAATAGTACCTGATGGGAAAGGAGGAACAGAGCCTAGATTCGCGTGTAATGTTTATTTAAACTCTCAAGAAGAGTCATATAAAGTATTAAAAGATTTAGCAAGTACCTTCAGATCAATGATGTTCTGGATTGATGGTAAGATAGTAGCTATTCAAGATAAGCCAAAAGATCCTGTCTATACGTTTACCCAAGGTAACGTTGAAAACGGTATGTTCGATTATACCTATACAGGTCAACGAGCAAGAATTAATCAAGTCAATGTTTCTTGGAACGACCCAGAGCAGTTCTATGCTCAAACAGTTATTACTATAGATGATACGGCTAATATGATTAGTCAAGGAAGAATTATATCAAAGGATGTAGTTGCTTTTGGGTGTACTTCTGAAGGGCAGGCAAAAAGATTAGGTGCCTGGCACTTAGCTACTGATACAAAAGAGACGGAGATAGTTTCTTTTACAACGTCTATCAATGCTTCTTTCTTACGCCCAGGAGATATTATTAATGTACAAGATAGACACTCAGTAGATATCGAATCTAGCGGAAGGCTTTCAACAGGTTCCACAACTTCCTCTATTAACCTAGATAGGCTTGTAGATTTTCCTGGTGTAGACACTGAAGGCACGGAATGCAATTTATATATAATTTTCACAGAGCCTTCTTTTTTCTTACAGCAAGAGTCTGCAGTAATAAATGAACAAACGTATAATAGAGGAGAGGTAATTTTAGAAGATAAGGATGGCAACCCTTTAATATCAGAAGAAGCAGGAATAAATTTATTAGATGACTCTGGGAATCCTGTAATCGTACAGTATAACAAAAACTCAAGAGTAGAAGTAAAAGAAATTACTAATACTACTACTACAGCACAAACTATTACTATCTCTGGGGCATTCTCAACCCCTCCACCCAAAGATACTATATGGGCAATTAGTAGAAAAGATGATGTAAATACTCCTGAAATTAAAGAATTTAGAATTGCAGGAATTACAGAAGAAAATGGGTACAAATATAGTATAGCAGCTACTCAATATTATAGAGAAAAGTTTGATGAGATAGACATAGATTCTCCCGTATATACTACTTCTTATGTATCAGAAGCAGGAAGAAATAATCCTCCTCCTATGGTACAGAATATTTCTGCGGAACTAATTAACGTCGGCTCAGCAGCAGAAGAAGGTTCAGGAACGGCTACACAAGCAGTAATTTCTTGGACACCAGCAGTAGAATCTCAAACAGATTCCAATGGTGTTGTTAGTACTCGTCCTTATAGATTTTTAAAAGGTTATCTAGTTAAACATAGTTTGGGTTCTGGTAATAAGAGGAAATTAGAATCAGTATTTGTTTCCGCAAATTCTACTTCTTTAGAGGTACCAAATGTTAGTGCTGGAACTTACATTATATCTATACAAACTGTTAGCGATTCTAACCCATCTACATATTCCTTAGCTAATAGAGTTTCTAGAACACTTTTCACAGCTCCTCCTCAGGTAAGTAGATTGAGCAGGCTATCAAAAGGTGGATTTATTACATCCCCGCTTTCCTTTAATTCTTCTACTGGCTTAGTTGTGTTAGAAAATGCTATTTATAGCTATTCTCCTCCTTCAGGTATCGACTACTTTTCTACTGCTGGTAGTCCTTTATTTAATCAGCAGAGTTTTGTTTCTTTAGCAGATGGACAAATTGCGTACTTATTATACGATGCTTCTTCGGCGGAAAGTGGTGGAGATCCTTGGAAAGCAATTCAACTACATATTGATAATACAGCGCAAGACCCTAACTCAAACATTACTAGAACTACTTATGTAAAAGAGCTGGGTACTTCTAATAATGGGCTTACTGCTATTTCTGGAACAGTAACTACTGCTTTAGGTAGTGATAGAATCACAGGATCAGGAACTTCTTTCACAACGGATTTCTCTGTAGGTGACTTTATTAAAGTTTCTTCCGAATCTGCTGCTGGTACAGAAGTAGCCTCTTCTGAATATAGAGAAATTGTAGCGGTTGAAAGCGATACGATTATTGTAGTAAAGTTTCCTTTTCTACGTTTCCAAAACGGGGTTTATGGTTTTAAACAAACTTTTGTGCCCGATATATCAAAAGACGTTATTCTCGCGGAAATAAGTAGGTCGGGTAGTGTTTACTCAGCGGATATCTATGTACAAACTAAAGGAGATGATGGTTACGTAGTAAACTTTACTAATGAAGCTATTACTCTTGCCGCTGGAATAGATGAAACTGTTAGCCCTGTTGAATACCCAGTAGAATCCTATACTAATACCGGCGCAATTGTTAAAGTTAGTAAGGGGTCTACTATACTAAGTGCTACTGCTGGAATTCCCGGTCCAGGAGAGTTCAGTGTTACTGTGAATGCTGTAAGTAATATTCTCGCCGGTACTATAGTTCACTCTGGTACTACCGCTACTATAAACGAAGCTAGTACTATGTCAGATACTCAAGACGAAGCTTCTATTGAGTTTTTAATTAGTGTAGAAGGCTTAGTAACTTTCACAAAACAACAGACATTTACAAAAGCTATTCGTGGGAAACGAGGTGCTGGTAGATGGAATGTTCCAGTATCTGTTTTACCATCTACTTCTTCTCTGGCTGAAGCGGCTTGGCAAGCCTGGGCAAATAGTCCAGGAGCCGCAGTTTATAAAGATCAAGCTTGGTTTTTCCTAGGTACAGAAGCTTCTCCTACAGCACAAGCAGTATGGGTTTATGTAGGTTCTGGAACCTGGACCCAGCAAAATGAAATAGTAGATGGCTCTTTATTAATAAGTGGTTCCGTTGAAACTGGAAGTTTAGCTGCTGGTTCAATTACTACAGGCAAGTTAGCTGCTAATTCTGT